ATCTTTATCTGCCAAGCTTGTTCTGACCATTTGGCTAACAGCTTGTGCTTGATCGTTTAAAGCCTGTTTAAATTCAGATTTTGATATTTCTCCTAAATCATAACTTTTAAGCAAACCTTGAACGTATTCTCTGTTTGATGCCGCCGCAGCTTGATTGGGAAAAATGTTTTCATAAATTGCTTGAAGTCTTCCAGCTAACGCTTTTCCAGAAGCTTCTTCTAACGTAGGTCTTGCTCCTGCTTTAATAGCTTCTTGCATAGAAGCTCTAGCTTCTTCTGTTGCTACGGCTTTAGCGGTCTTCCTGTTTAACCCAGTTTTCATTAGTTCTTCAATTCTTTCTGGTGCGACCTTGGGCCCTGGTCCTTTGATCAAACGTCTTCCTACAGCAAACAAGCCCCTTCCAATACCTTCACCACTAGCAGCTAACGCAGTTTCTAATGCTACATCGCCCCAAATTTCATCATCAGTTTGTCTTTGTAAGCCCTGAGCTTTTTCAACAACAAGTTCGTCAAAAGCTTTACCTGCGCCACCAGCCGCACCAACTGCAAGTATAGAAGGAATTAAACCAATGCCACCCGTCATTAATCCAGCAACAGTAGTTGTAATTAAAGGGCCTCTATATGCTCCCGCAAAACGTGATATATCTTTTCCAGTAAAGCCGGGTTGGTTTACTCGAATAGTTCCTGTTTCTGGAAGTTTGTATTGTTCTTTCTTTTCAGGAGATATGTTGTCAAGCAATAATGCAAACTCATCTCTGCCAAGTTGTGTAAAGGTCCCTGGACCAAATTCTCTTTCTAAACGCAACGCCCTTTCTTCGTCGGTGTCTGCTTGACCATACGATGCTTGAAAGCCGTGACTTTCTACTTCACCTTCGTTAGTTATTTCAAATGCAGGTGTTGCTGGCTGTTCTTGTGTAAGCTCTCCTTGAAAAGATCCCGGATCATTTTCTTGCATGAGAGCTAAAACTTGTTGAATTTCTTCGTCAGAAGCCCCTGTAAAATCAATTTTTTCTCCAGAAGGAAGTGCTATTACGGTCATTCTTGTTCACGCCAGTTAGGTTTTAAAGTAAAACTTCCATCCTTTCCTTGCTGTATAATATCTTGCCAATTGTATTCAGTAGCTCTAGCGGCAGAGGGAGCCGATAACTCACCTCTTGCCTGTCTTAAAACGTCACCGTAATCTTTTTGAGCTGGGTTTAAACTTCCCGTCCACGTTCTTTCAAGACCGTTCATTAAAGATATTGAATTTGAGCTATTTCTTTCTAACGATTGCTCAAAACGATCTAACTGCGCTGCAACAACGTCTATGTCTTTAGTCGATCCTCCGGTTATAGTATCAGCCCAAAGACCGCCGATATCTTCCGCTCTTTTTCGATCAGCATCCGAAATAGTTCTATTACCCTCATTAAGCAAAGCCGTTATATTTGCTGTTATTGCGGCAGCAATTTGTGATCTATATTTAGCCGGGTCTTTTGATGCTCCAGGAATATTTATGCCAAAAAAGTTTTCTGCTTTTTGCAATAAAGCCGCTGCTGCTGCTTTACCGCCTGTTACCTTATTGGCAACTAAAAGTTCTCTAGAATCTGTAATTAGATCTTGTATAGCTATATTTCCTTTTACTTGAGAAGCTGCGTCTATGTATTTTTGCATGCCACTTTCAAATTTATTTGGGCTAATAGTAAGTGCTTTAAGCAAATCAAGGTCTTTTGTTAGAGTAGCTCTTTGCAATTTTAAATTTTCCAAGCTAAAAGCTTCTGATGAAACTTTATCTAATGGAAAAGTTCCATCCCTTAAATCTCCTATTGACGGAACAATGGTATCTCCTTCGCTATACTGCCTACCGTTGTAATCAATGCTTTCTCCTGGAGAAACTACAAACAGGTTTTTATATAAAGCTCTTTCTTCAGTAGCTAACTTTTCAAAATTGGCTCTATCTACTTTTAAGTTTTCTAACCCATACTTGGCAGCAGATAAATCAACTTGTTTTTCAAAAACTCTTTTTTGTTTAGCATCTTCAGTAAATTTACTTAGATTTTCCTTTATG